GCTGATCTTATGTTTGCCCTTATTAGCACGGAGGAGCTTGAGGGCATGAATCAGATCATGGTCAAGCAATTGAAGAATAGATACAATGACCTGACTGCCTACAAGAGATTCTGTGTAGGTATTGACAGAGCGAAGATGAGGTTGTATGATGTGGAGGAATCTGCTCAAGATGATCTAGTCGATTCAGGTCAACCTGAGCAGCAAATTGACCTAGTTAAAAAATTTACAGCAAAGAAAACATTCCAAGATCTAAAGTATGATTGACCCTATTAAGTATGTTGAATTCGTCAATGCGGTTACCTCGCAACAAAGCAAAGATCACGAAGCATTCGTTTATCGTGTTCAAGAACTTGAAGGTCAGGGATTTCCTACCGAGCGACTGCTTACTGCTTCTGTAGGTATGTGTGCTGAGGCAGGTGAGTTCACTGAGATTGTCAAAAAGATTGTCTTTCAAGGCAAACCTGTCAATGAAGATAACCTGTTTCACCTGAAGCGTGAACTGGGTGACATCATGTGGTATGTTGCTCAAGCATGTATGGGTCTGGATATTAGTCTCGATGAAGTTCTTGCCATGAATGTGGAGAAACTCTCTGCTCGTTACCCTGATGGTGCATTTGATGTTCACTTCTCTGAGAATCGTCAGGAAGGTGATGTGTGATTCAGAATGTTTTGCTTAGAATATTCTATGACTTCAAATTCTATCACAATATATACACGGATTTAGAACGTCATAGTATTCTGCAAAAAGCAAAACCATATTTGCGTACATATGAAAACTCACCAGGACTGCAGACGCCACCTTATCTACATGAAGAAGTTAATCTAACTAAATTATTTAACGCCTGTAGAGCGGGTGATAATGTAGGACGCTGTTGGATGAACTATACGAGAAAAGGATTTCCAGATCATTATTGTTGGCACACTCATCCACATAGATATACATGTGTGTACTACTTTGATGACGGACCTGGAACAATATTTAAAGGTATACGAAAAGATTTCCAAATCAATGTTCCAAAGAATACTCTAGTTGTATTTCCAGCACACATATTTCATACTGCACCTGTGCATGAAGAAACTGAAAGATACACTATCGCTTTTGACTTTGACTTATGACTAAAAAAACTACGACTATTGGCAGCGACACTTGGGAGTGGGAAGAGACTGACGAGGTTCGCGAAGCAATCAAAAAACTTCATGCAACCAATCGCTTGCATGATGACATTCGCAGACTAGAATCGGAGAGTGGTAAAAAAGGTGACTATGGCGTTGGAAAATAGTGGAAATTCCAATTAATTGTCAGGAACTTTTTCCAACACCACTATGGTGGACTGATTTGAATCTTGATAATGGTAAACTTCTTGAAGAGTGTTATCAGATAAAAAGTAAATATTCTGAAGGCAGAACTCTCAGTACAAGAGATGGATATCAATCTCATGACCTTACTGGTGAACTATCAGATTTGACCACTGAAATTGTAAGAGTGGCAAATACAATCTATAAAAACAATATCCATTATCCCAATGATGATAGAGAGTTGTACATAGCAAACTATTGGTTAAATATTAATCCAAACAGAGGACATCATATAAGACATGTACATGGGGGATCCTTTTTATCTGGAGTTTACTATGTAAGTTGTGTATCTGATAACGATCAAGGATGTATTGAATTTTATCAACCTGAGCAATTAGACTTTATTTTATCTCTTTATCATCCAGAAATTGCTTGGGGTGAGACTTTTAAACCTGTTCAGGGTAGAATGCTTATATTTCCAAGTTACCTACCACATTCTGTAAAACCCAACCTTTTAGGTAATGATCGTGTTGCAGTGTCTTTTAACTTGAGTATTGAGTAATGGATTATAAAATTTATAAGTCACAACTGGTCATCGATAATCACGATGAAATGGTTAAATCAATACACAAGGCATATGTAACGCATCAAAATTTATTACAAGGTAGAGACTCTACTTGGTCTTATTCTTTGTATAATTTTTTTGCATTGACTTCTCCAAACCCGTTGTTTAGAGAATTGTTTTTTGAATTAAAAAACATAATTTACGATTATGTTCCAGAAAAATATAAGTGGATGCAATGCTGGTTAAATTATCACACTCCAGATAAAGTTCTAGATTGGCATACACATGAATGGAACTATCATGGATATATTTCTATAGATCCAAAGGATACAAAAACTGTATTTGATGGATATGAAATAGACAATGAAATCGGAAATATATACATTGGTCCTGGTTATAGATATCATAAGGTTGTTACTAAAGACAACTTTTATGAACCGAGAATTACTCTAGGGTTTGATGTCTGCGTTGAACCTTCAGAGACTCAACAAATGCTCTCTTTGATTCCTATTTGATATTATGTCCGAAAGATTGACACAAGAGAATCTACCTGCTATGATTCAACATCTCGGGTGGGACGCTAGTCATGACAACATCGTTATAGAGATTGCTGGAACTCAAGTTTCTGGTATTGATGTTGGTGAGGAGTACAATAAAAAGTGGCAATCACCACTTGGTACTCGCAAATACAATAAAGATGCTTTCATTGTAATTAAAAATCTCTCTCGTACACCTTTTACCCCCTCTAAGAATGATGACCCAGAAAGAAAAGGACACCATTGCAACGATGCAAGTTGACCAAGTTTGTAGAATCTATGGAGACACCTGCAAATGGTACAGACAAACCATGCCAAACAAAGACGGAAGTCTCGAAGAGTACATCATCATCCATTACCCCCGTCCTGATGTTGGTTAGTGTCATTCTGTGTACCCTTGCCATTATTGTGGCGGGGTATTTTCATGGCAACATGCACATCGAAGCAGTCTACAAATCACTCACTAACTTCACATGAACTTAGATCTCCAAGAAGTCGATCACATCCTTAGGGCATTGGAAACAATGTCTTCCTATGAACAAGCACGAGCAAGAGAAGGAATCCAACCAGGCGTAGTAGACCAACTACGCTTGGTTCAAAAACTGCAAGATTATAGAGTTCGTCTTACATAATAAATAATGTTGACGATCCAATAAAGTGGAATGGCACAAGGCAGAGGCGTACAACTAGAATGGGCGATTGTCTTTGAATCTTTGATGCGAGCTGGCACTCCTATTCAAGATATACAAGCAAGAGCAGCAAAGCATTCAAATCTTAAAGAGTATAGTGGAACAGTTGGTGCTCAAGCAAAACAGTGCGTTGACCTAGTTCAAAAGAAGGATGCTAGTTTATTAGCGGGTGCATTTCATAGTGATGAGCTGGGGATTGAAGGTGATCCAGAACCAAAGACTGATGTAGTATTTCAGAAAGGTGGCAGAAATGCTGTAAGATGTTCGGTCAAGATGAAAGGACCTATTCAGTTATCAAGTGCTGAAGGTCCTAGTACAGCAAGAGCAATGGCAGCAACTGCTGCAATGTGCCCTGGTACAAGAGGACGAAATTTATCAAAGTTGATTGATGATATTTCAAAGACACCAACTAAACTGCTAACTGAAAAGAACTTGACAAAAGCAACTGAGCGTAAACCTAATCAAGTTAAAGAGTTGGTCGACGCTAGCGGTCGCATTAAAGATGATAAAAATTATAAACTCTGGGTAGCAAATAATAAACCTAAACTGATTAAAGATTTATTTGAGTATCTGGAAGAAGACCCTGCATTCCTGTATTGCCTGATTGAAGAAACGCTTACAGGTAAAAATTATTTTAAAAGAAATATTAATGCGGTATCAAACTACATGTTATCTCCTTCATTCTTTGGACAGATTGATGATGCATATATTAAAAAGATGGTGAAGAAGACAAAGATTGATATTCGCGCCAAGTCAAGAGACGGCATCTCAAGTGTCGCTTTCCGTTTCGACGTTAGACAGTAACGAAACCGTCCTTATCCATGTGTGACTCCACTTTATCATGCTATAATAACGGTATAGAGACAGAGGACACTTTGCCCAACACCCACCTTGAGCACCCAGAAGATTTTATCTTTGATGGTCGTAGGGCAGCACTTGCTGCACTTAAAGAGATGGTTCTGTGCCGCAAGGTCAGCGTCAAGTGGGACGGTGCTCCTGCTATTGTGTTCGGCACCAACCCAGCGAATGGTAAGTTCTTCGTTGGCACCAAGTCTGTATTCAACAAAAAACTCGTTAAGATCAACTACACCAATGAAGACATTGATCAAAACCATACTGGGAGGGTTGCTGATATACTTCGTCTTTGTCTATATCATCTTCCCCGTACTGATCGTATTGTTCAAGCTGACTTTATTGGTGTCGGTGGCGGCAGGCAATATACTCCCAATACTATTACTTACAGGTTTCCTACTCCTATTAATAGGGATATTATTCTAGCACCTCATACTTTTTATAATGAGGTTTCCCCTAATGCAGAAGCAACTGTTGGTGCTACGCTACCGTCTGTAAATGGAACACATTTCATTGATACTACAGATGCTTCTGTTGGTATATGGTTTGCTCCTAAACTTGTAGCAGAAATCCTTGCTTTGATTCCAAAGTGCAAGGTTTCTAAGGATAAGTATACTCGTTTATACTTGCGGACTTTTATCAATAAATTCATCCGTGCTGGTAGCATTCCCAACGGAGCAGTAATGCACGCTGCGATGGATGATAAATATAAGCAAGAGGTTAATGTTCAGACCTTTATGGTGTGGCATAAAATCTTTCAACTGAAACAGCGTCTACTCGATGCTATCGTTGTTAATGGAACAGTTGAATGCTACATCGATGGACAACCTACTCGCCATGAGGGGTTTGTTACTGTTTCCAACAACCCAGTAAAGATAGTAGATCGACTGACCTTTAGTAAAGCAAACTTTAATCTTAGTAAAAATTGGTAGAATGAAGAAGTTCAGTGCTTTCCTAATTGAAGCCGAAAAATCACAAGCAGCAAAGGCTGCAAAGACTTTAAAACTTAAACATATTGGTTACGGACGTTATGCCGACGCTTCGGGCAACGTAACTCATATGTCTAAGGACGGAAAACTTATAAAGGTTGACCCCAAGAATCCAGATACTACGCCGACTCAACAGAATGGAGAAGAAGAAACTGGAGATGGCTCGGGTGCGGTCGATCAAGGTACAATATCTATTACATTTGGAAGATTTAATCCACCTACTATTGGTCACGAAAAGCTTCTAGACAAAGTAGCAAGAGAGGCAAAAACAAGTGGAGGAGAGTATAGAATATACCCCTCAAGGTCGGAGGATCCTAAGAAGAACCCCCTTGATGCGGGGACCAAAATTAAATATATGCGGCAAGCATATCCAGATCATGCCAATGCGATTGTTGATAGTCCCGACATGCGTACTATCTTTGATGTTCTTAGTGCCCTCGATAATGACGGGTATAG